TCAATACTCATTCCCTTGTAACTCATCCTTATTCAGAACAATCAGAGCCAGAGCTGAATTGATAGAAGATGACGTAAAAACCTCATCATAAAAACAATTATTAACCTCGATGCTATCAAAGTTGGCTTCAATTCCGATATAGTTTTTCTGCATGATCGGCAGCGCTATGCTCCAAAGTAAACCGGTCCACCTAACATCAGTTTTGAATGAAGGCAAACGTTTTTCAACGGTATTTGCTCTCGTACGCCATCCAATATCTGGGTCATACTCCCATCCCAAAATGTCTTTTGCTATTGTTTTGTCCGTAAGGTCGTTTTCGGTAACCATAACTCTCCTCCTCAGTCCCAACCCGATGTTATATTAACATTATCTAATTCATTAACTGTCTCTATAGATTGAATTACAGATTTTAAGCTTGCAGCTTTTTGCAAAAGTAATGTCTTACGAATAGCTCCATCGCCTAAAACTTGTTTGATTTGATTCGCTGAATGATTACGATACCCTTTAATGCCGGTCTCATCCGTGCATTTGTACAAGACAGGAACAATCAAAGAAACTAAACCTATTAGGTTTAGTTGATCGTCTCGATCGCTGTTATAAAAGTGCGGTGCGCCTAACGCAGAGGAAGTAAAACCAGCAATAATTTTAGATTCACAGATGGAGTTGACGAGTTTGATCAAAGAATCCCTTTTTTGATCAATATCAATAATCCAGCCTCCCGATTCTGTATAAACTTGGTGAGGCAATACAGAGCCTGAACCATCTCTTCGCGGCTCGTCTTCTGTTTCTGTCTCTAGATCTATTTTATCCTCCCAACTTTGTAAAATTCTTTCCTCTTTCGAGATTTTGTTATAAACCTTTCTCGGTTCGAAATCTTGCGCGATTCCGTTTTTGATCTCTGCAATAAATGTCTCTCCAATGTTCGGATTGTAATGAAGCGAATATACAATTTCGTGCTGGTTAGTTTTAAAATTTGCCCATGCGTCTATACCTGTCATTTGGTTGGAATCTGCATTAATCCAAACTACTTGTTTATTCAATTTATTTAATATATAATTCATTATGCTACTCTCACTTTGTATTTTACTGCGACAAATGCAGGGGTGGTTTCATTACTCCGGCGTGGTGTCCCGTTGACCCCGTCGGTCATTGGCTCTAGTATGACTAAACTTGTGGTGCCTGCGTTTGTGCCGCCTCCGGCTAACCAATACGACCCAACTCCTCCAATAATTCCCATCGGGTTATTATAGGTAAAATTATGACGATGGTCCTGCATCGCATCTTGTCCCGCAAATCCGACAGCGCCACCGTCGTAATTTCCGCCAGATGCCTTTGCTCTTGTTCCGTGTACCCCAGCGCCTCTCTGGAAAACCCCGCGACGGTCTGGAATGTTAAACGTAGTAGACCCATCCCCAAAACCGTATTCAATATTTGTAATCATTTCTCCTGTTTGAGAGGAAGTAAGATCGATAATCGTTCCCGTGGCGGTCAAAGAAACCTGAAAGTCGTTTGTAGTTGGGTTGCGAACATAATAATTTACTAATGCGGTAATTCCTCCTCCCGTAAAAGAAAACTTTAAAAGTTGACCCTCAACACATCCGTGATTTGTCGAAGTGATTCGATCCGTTGCAGCAACAATTCCTGTAACGGATCGACGAACCAGATTCCAAAGTGCGGAAAATGTGGCTCTGGATATTACTTGAGCATTTGCGTCTTTAAAATAAGATGAAGATAGTATATTTAAACTATCTTCGACGATCCCGCCCAGTGGAACGATAAGATTTGTTAATCCTAATATATCATTTTGCCTTGTAGTTTCCTCTGCACTGATCCAGCTCTCAAGCGCGTTAAGTGCAGAGGAAACACTAGAACGCATCGAGCTATTAAAACGACCGACTAACGCAGCCAAAGAGCCTACCTTAATATCCGTATCTAACTTAGCGTTCGTAACCGAACTGTCGCGGATATTGCCAGACTTGATACGACACAAAGACCTAAGATCATTTAAGATAGAAATCGCACCGTTTGAACTACGAATTTTGTAAAGAATTACATCTTCAGAGTTTGTAGCCTCCTTGAACAAAATCTCAAACGAGTTTTGACGGTACGTATTTGCATATCCAGTAGAATCGAGATAAGGAGAAGTCTCGGTTTGAAACTTGTGACGTAAAACAACAAACGAGTCTAAATTCTGTCTGGTTACGAGTAGATTGTTTTGCGCGGCTACATGAATCCGCCTACCTTTGGAATCATACGCAACAATATCCGTGATATTTACTGTATTTGGACTTGTGCCAGGAGTAAGATCACCACCGGACAAAATTTCGCCCGTAACAAGATCGGAAAAACGCTCTATGATTTCGTCCTCGATGCGGTTATGTTCAGTTTCAAAATCACCCTGAAAAACCGGCTTGCCGTTTGTCGGAAAATTTAAACCTCTTAAATTACTCATTATAAACTCCTAATATACTAACCAATGTGATTCAGCATTTAACAACGTTTCGGACAATCGGGCTCCTTTCCAAACTTGTCCGTCTTCCGGAGTCGGGGATGGGTCGGAAGGATTTAACTCTTCCCAAATTTCCCAAACATTCCCGCCTATGTTGATTGCATCTAAAATACGGATTAGATTTTGACGGGATTTTTTACTGATTGAAGGAATGTAGATTCGAAAGGCATAAAAACAATAATCACGAGAACCGAGGATGGTTCCGATCGGATCTCCCATTCTGTATTTAAAATCAAAAACTTGTTCGACTACAATTTGATCCGTTGAAAGTCCAGTGATTCTTGTGATTAGATTGTTCTTGCTAAAAAGGGTTGGCGGAAGACGTCGATATTCTGCTAAAAATAGAATTCTGAGATAATACGAGCTATCCGACTCGCCTGGTTCGCGAGATAGGCCGTATCGCGCTCCCCACCAATCGAGGCCCTTACCATCTGCGGTATCTACCCAGATTTGTTTGTACAACCAGTTGGATCTTTTGAGTCGTTCCTGAATTACGATCAGAAACGCAAATAGAACTCGATACCAAAGACTATTAGAAAGACCACCGGTTCCGTTTTCGTTCATAGGAACTGGTAAGGGGGAAGTTTGACGAATGGACCTTCTTAAATTCTGCCAAACCAGAGAATTGAAATCAAAACGAAAACGACTCATGAATACACCGTTGCAGTTATATCAAAACCCGATCCTTTGATCGCAAGGCTACCGGCGGGAACAGAAACGTTCTCTCCGTTATTCACGTCACATTGAACCGCATCCGGAAGATTTAAAAGATTGGAACGAAGTGAGTTGGTAACAAAATCGTCACCGTCCCGAAGGGAGAAGAAAAACGTATCTACAATGTTTTCGAGTGTGATTGAATCCGGAATTGATTCAGCCGAAGCGAAGTATATAATAAAAACCTTATTGATTTCGATCGCATTAATATTTTCGCAGACAACTTTTGCAACTCCACCCGGATTTTTGTCTTCGCTATCGAAATGTGTTTCTACGATTTGCAACTGTGCGGATGAAATGGCTCCACTCGCTCCTTTCAATAAAAGTTTTATAACTCCCGGAATTCCGATCGCCTTACTACTTTTAAAGATAGCTCTTTCTACAAAAGAAAATCCTAATGCTTCGCTTACGTACCATTCTGGAGTCCACAAAGATGAAGATTTGATTTCCGCCTCTTGCAAACGAGACCTTACACTTGCAATCGTTTCTCTGTCACGCGCTACAAATTCAGGAACCGTATTCGGGTTATATACAACATCACAGTCTTCAATGTAGTCGATGATTTCGGAAATTGCGTTTTGGGCAACGTTGCCTTTCGTGCCTGGAAGAAGAGCTTCGCAGATCACTTCCACCGTATGGAATCCTCTTGAATCCAAAGGTGTTGTAGGAGGAATTTTTGATTCTTGTGTAATTTGAAACTGAATCTTATGATCTCCAGTTCCCACAATTTTTCCGACAGGGATCAGGACTTCGTAAGGAACCGGGGTTTTAGAACCGATTCTAATTCTATGTTTTGCGTTAGTCGCTTCTTTCCATTCCAGGCCGTACCGTTTAAGCCATTCGTGAAGATCCTCTTCTTCCGCCGTGTGGTAGTGGATCGCTTTTTGAAGTGCTACAAGATTTTGATCTATGAAAAGATAGATTGCGTTTGCGAGGGATCTTAGAATCGTGCTTGCTTTGGAGTCTCGAGTAAAATCATGACTTTCGAAAACTTTGGAATTAGAAACGTTACGCTCAATCTCTCTCTGTACGTTTGATTTTGTAGTGTATAATATCATGAGTTCCCTCCAAGATTGAGAGAAAGTTCTTCTCCTGTTTTTAGTCGAAAGTAAATAGAAAGCCCTTCTTTTGGTGTGGAAATCTTAATTGTGTCGGAATCGATTTGAGGAAATTGAGATAAGATTCGAAAAGCGTCATTCATCCTTTCTTGCGGACCGCTATCGTCGTCTTCATAGAGGTGTTTACGCTGGTTGCTATACATTTCGGGGAAGTCGATGTCGTCCGCCGGTGTCATATCGAAGGCTTCGATCACCATTGAGCGCACAACTTCTATTTCCGATTCGCTTTCCGCAAAATCAAAGTTTTTAGAATCGAGTAGCAAATCGGATGTAAGTGCGTCGGTTAAAAAATCCACAAAATAGAGGTTATCTGTGATAAAGAAGACCGCAAGCGATTCAGGTAATCCGTAGGAATGAATGTCCGCTATGTCTTCTATTTTTTTGTGCGAGAGAACAGATTAAGTTTAAGACTTTCCGTATTTTAAATTGGAAACTTTTAAAGCGGCTGGAACGGACGGAATTGGTTTCGAAGAAATAGCTCCTGCAAGTCCCGTCTTGTAAGATGCACCTCCATCCATAGGAGTGACCGGCGATGTTTGAATTGCCGTATAGAGAGCTTGTAAGGAAGTAACGATTTGATTCATCCAAGTTTCCAGCGCGTTGGTATCAACTCCGGAAATGGTTGCGTCTCCGACCTCGACTTGCCCTTTGAAATTGATTTTGTTTTGAATGGAGTCTAACGCGACTTCTAAAGTCGGTCCGTTTTTTAAAGTTAACTTTCCTTCTGCAAGTTTACCGACAACGGAAAGTAACTGCGAATGATCAATCTTAAATCCTTGTTCGTCGATTTCTATTTCGCAGAGTTCGGTGACCTTTGTTTTGATTTCTGCAATTTTATTGAAGCCGATTGCAACAGCTCTACTTGCGTTGTTGTCTCCAAATAGTATAATACAACGACTTCCGACGGCGGGTTTGATCGGCCAGAACCAACGTATATTTTCTTTATTTGCGCCGTTGACTGTCGCAGTCAAAAGCCCTGGTTTCCCAGAATCGTCTGGTTCCTCTTGAATGCGAACGACTGTGGCCATCGTCGCCCAGTTGATCGTAAACTCGCTAAAAAATAGAGTAACTAAATCTTGGGCTACACTCATACGGCATCCTTGAACTTGACCACAGCCGTGTGGATCACTTGTCGAAAGGTTGCGTTTTTCGCCGACCAGGTTTTTACCACCTTTTCAACAAAGATGTCCTTCGATCTAAGTTTATCATCAGGATCTTTGAATGTTATAATTTCTGAATGTTGTACCGAAGGAGCGCCGAACGTCTCAAATTCTCCGACAAGACCGGTCCCCGCAATCTCGTGATAGATTTCTTTGGCTCTTTTTTTGAGTTCAGAAAGGGAAATTCCGTCCAGATCAAAAATAAGTTCTTCACCACCGCTTTCCGTATATGTTGCTTCCTGCATTCTTCCGGTATCTATATTATAACTTCTTAATTTTACTTTGATCGGTCTACTTTCTCGTGTAGATAGATTGTCCTTGATTACGTTGTGGCCGATTTGAAAGACTTTCTTTTCTGCGGGAGCCGAAATACGAGTAGGGTTTTGGACGATTAAAAAATTATTCCGAAAAAACGCATCGATTCCATATTTTTTTAGTCGATGAAGTACGAAAGCGGCGCGCTTCCCGGCGGTTAAAATATCATAACTTAATCGCATTGAGGTAATAGTTGGGTCAATTTTAGGAATTACATCCTCGGCGGAAATACAACGATTTACGATTGAAGGTATCGTCATCTTGTCAATATTGAAATTTACAGTTTTGAGCTGAAGATCATACATTCCATCTCTACAAACAATTTCTAAAGGCATCTTTGGAGATATGCTTACAATTTTACCTTCGAATTCGAGAGATTCTTTGTATCCTTCATACCAAGCCCACCAACGTACTAAATCACCTTTTTTGAATGCTTTACTGTCATAACCTTTCATTTTAGGAAGCTTGATTGTTAGCTGAGAGTGAGGCTCTCTTCTACCGGAAACGAGTTCGGCTTCCGAAATTTTGTGAAGGATTTTACCGCCTATAAGAAGACGTTGTCTCATAATTAAAGCCATGTTTTGATTCTCTCCTTAGCGGTCTGAAATGATCTTCGATCCACAAGTGCAGGAATTGTTATTCTGCTTCTGATTAAATAACGAAGAACTTTTCTTGCATTTTGGTTTCGAATTCTTTCGCTGAAATGTTCTGTAGAATAGTAGAATAAACTTAAGGACTCGTAAGAATCGGTTTCGTTCACTGTGTGTTCGAGGTCCGAAGTAAGAAGATCCATCGGTATTTTCAAAGGAATCCCCTCTGTTAGTTTTTCAGACCAATCGAAACCGATCGTTTGAATGAGATGAGCATTCGAATCTTGAAGAAGAGGCCACAATGCCCAATCTCCCCAATAGAATGCCGCGATTCTTTGCAAGGTTTCGCCTTCTCGAACAAAGTGAACGCGTTCGTTCATTTAGGAGGAGTCTCCAAATCAAAGGGGTCATCGCTGATTGCTTCGATGCGGACTGGAAGTTCAAAACTACGATCCTCGTCGGGGAATTCGATTCGTGTTAAAAAAACTTTCATAATTCCGAGCGCATTGATTTTAGGGTGAATGATTTCCAGGGAATCCATTTTCATCCATTTTGACTTAATGTCACGTAACTCTGAAATTGCACCTAACTGCATTCCAGTATTACTTACAAACTCGAATTCGATCGTAAGTTGCCAATCGTGAAAACCTACAACTTCCTTAATCGTTCCTTCCCGTCCCGGAACGGTTGTCTTGGAATAGTTTTTCTCTTGAAAGCCCGTTACTTTGGTTCCGCGAGGACAACGGTAATCTCCTATTTTTACAGGATCCAAATCGGATCCTGTAACTGCTAAAAATGAGCCGCCTGGTGTTGGGTCTAATAACATTATAAGCCTCCTGATCCGAAACTAAATGGAACCGCTGGGTTTCCGCGTTCCGCAGATTTTTTAATTTCGGTTGTAAAGACATTTCCGATCCAATCTCCGGCCTCTTTGTGACCGGAAGAATTATTCTGAAATGTAACTTTGTCTACGAGTCGATTGATTGTAATTTGAATTGCAGGAGCCTTGGACGTTCCTCCTGGAAAACCTTGCAATGGACTATTTAATAAAGAAGGATCTAATTTAGGAATTTCTAATGCTTTGGAATATTGAGCTTGATTGTTTAGATCGAGTTTAGCGCCACCTGTTTGAGAAAGCATTTTGTCAACGCTTCCCATACCCATAGAATCAAAAATGGATTTTGGTTCGGAAGTTGTCGGTTTGACATCTACAGCTTTGAGGGAATCTTGTGTTACTCCGATCGCAACTTGATCGCCTCCCATGCCAAAAAAACTTTTTACGGCAACCACGGCTTTGTCGATCCAGCCTACAATTGTCGCCCAGTTTTGTTTGATTATGACTAACGACGCGATGATGGTGCCAATCGGCCCGGTCAAAAGTAGCAAGGCGGAAACTAGAAATTTATGCTCTTGCCATGCGTTGGCAACAGCCGTTGTCCATTCATCCCAGTAATATACCGCAGCAGCCACAACCCCAACCGCAAGTAAAATTCCGGCAACCACCCATGTAATCGGGTTTGCCCAAAGAGATACGTTGAGAGCGTTAGACGCCCATGTAAGTCCGGTTGTAACCGCGGTTTGGATTGTTTGCCAAGCGGCAAGCGCCTTTGTCCGGCTGGTCATGATACCATACAGAAACGTCAACGCTTGCCAGGAATACATCGCGGCGCCAACGATACCGATTAACGCGTATTCGGCGACTGCTAAAGCAATCGTTGCGGTTCTATTGGCAACTTTTGCCGCCCAGTTTTTAACCGTCGCTATCGTATCAAAAATTTTTGCCGCGGCGGCGGAACTAGTCACTGCGGTATAGGCTCCAATGATTCCGACGAGAGTAGTAAACGCACCACCTAAAAATAACGCAACGGAACCGCCGATCACGAGGTAGGAAATGAATTTTCTGAGCCCTGGGTTTTGATCCAATATTTTTGTCATGCCCGAAAGCATATCAGTAAAACCTTTTGTTATTCCAAGAATCGGACCACTCGAAATATCTTGACCGAGGCTTGTCTTCAAACTCTTCCAGACTTCGGAAGTCCTTTCCAATTGATGAGAGAGGTTATCCTGATTAATATTTGACATTTTGTTCAAGGTTTCTGCGGTTCCACTTAGGTTCGCGTCTTTGATTTCAGAAATTGAAGTTTTTAACTCTCCCATTTTCGGAAGAAGGTTTTCAAGTGCGGCCACCGCTTCTTCCGAGCCTAACGCTTTTTTGATCTCGTTCCGTGCGTCGAGTTTTAGAACTTTGTTACCTGTAGCCTGGTCGACTACAAAGGAGTTCCGATATTTTTTATTCATTTGTTCTAAAAGCTCAGGCATGGATTTGATTTGACCTTGTGCGTTTTTCGCACTGAGTCCGAGCTTCTGGTATCCTTCGCCAACTGAACTCAAGAAAGCGCGGTAACTGGTTCCAGCAACCCCAGGAAGCATCGTATTTTGAAGCATCCCTAAAACAGCCATCTGCTCCTCAAGCTTGACACCCATTCCGGCTGCTGTTGCGCCTAACCCTTGCATCGCGGCTTGCATCTTCGCGCCATCCGTTTTAAATTTCTGAACCGATAACGAAAGAGTATTCGCAAAACGTAATGCAAACGCAGCATCCGATTCGTTGTACATTTTTCTAAACTGTGCGTGTGTGGTTCCGAAAAGATCGGCAAGACCCGCAAAATCTCCTTTGGTTGCGATTGCGGCCTTACCCAACGCGCCCGCGACACTCGAAAGTTCCGCAGGGTTTAAAGTCGAAACAGCGGATTTGATGTCATAGATTCCGGACAAGAAAGTCTCTTGAGCGATTCCCATGTCGCCTGTCATGGCGCGAACTTCCGAAGAAATTTTAGAAACTTCGTCCTTAGTTACACCTAAAGACTCTATATTTTTTTCGAGCTTACCTGCTTCAAGACCCGCTTCGATGAGAGATTTAGAAAAATATAATGCACCGGATCCATATTCGAGCAGACTTTGTCCGGTTTTAACCATTCCCATCGAACGGTCAAAAAGCCTTGCGGATGCGGATGTATCATCCATACTCTTTCGAACATTTTTCCATCTCGCCTCGATTTCTCCAAGGCGTCCGGATACGTAATCCTTGAGACTTAAAACAACACCGAGTTCGAATGTATCCATATTACCTACTTGTAAAGCAGATAGACCGTGGACACAAAAAGGTTTGTTACAAGAGGTAGGTATTTAAGAAATTTATTTTTGTTAAACGGAATGACGATTAACGCAGGAATGATTCCAAATAAAGGCAAGAAAGACCAAAGATGTAAGAAAAAATAGATCACTCCAGCGAACGGAATTAAATCGCTCGCTGTGGGATTTTTTGGATCAAAACCTTTCCAATCTTTCGCCATTTGTATATTCCTATATCCTAAATTAAAAATCTCTTGTAAATAAAATTATCATTTGCCGAATGCTTTTGCGATTCCCTTAGCGACTCCAGTCGCGATCATATCTATAATCCTATCTTGTGTCCATTGCAGGTCTTTGCTTCTTCTTGCGATTTCTTCCGCGTCAAACGGATCCGGAATCGGAGTCTCGGGAGACAAGAGACGAATTAAATTTTCAAGCGCTCCCATCCCCAACCGAATCTCCGCATCCCGATCCGCTAAAGCTTTTTTGACACCGCCTCTTGATTTAGTTTTGCAAGATCAAAAATCTTACGACTAATTGAAGAGGCAAGGCCGGGAGCGCCTTTATTGATCCAACCGGAAAATGTCTCAGAACTTGGATACACCAAACAGCGATTTACGAAATCGATGTCCGCTTCAATCGGGTCTAACTTTTTTGTCCGCTCGGAAACTTTGGAGAGAGTTTCTTTTGACGGGACTCTACACAGTGTGGAATATTCATCCACTTGAATGAGGTGTAGTCCACCTTTGTCATCTAAAAATTCCTTGATCACTTCTATCTCTACTTCGTAACGAGCAAGAAAGCTTTCGTCGATCGAAACGTAATCCTTAGGAAGATTTGAAATCGCCTGTTGGTAATCGTTAAATTTTTGAGTGCCCTGTAGTTCCATTTTATATTCTCCTTATGTTATATATTATGTAAATGTAATGATTGGATAACTCGTAACCGCAAGGTCAAGATCCGTCTCGGCTGCATCCGCCCCGTTTTCGAACGGAAGCGAAAACTTTACAATCTTAGCGGCTGGAACGGTTAAAAGAAGAGTTCCGCCTTCCACCTCACAGTGTGCCGTAATCGGCGAAGGTGAAAGCTTGAGAAGATCCCCACCAAAAGGGGTAGCAAGTTTGATCATATATTTCAACTCGTCGAGTTCGATCGTAGCCTTCGCCTGACGTTTGTAAGATTTTATAGACCAGCTTACTGGTTCCCCACCTTTACCAAGTTTGAATGCGATGTCTGCTTCGTAGTCTAGGTTAAATTTAGAAAACTTAATCAACTCTCTACCCAACATAGTTAAGGTAAAATTTTCGAACGAAAGTGACTGCGGTAAAATATCTCCTGGATTTGGCATTTTGATTTCCTCCTTATATTAGTTTGATTATGCCAACGCGAATTCAGTGGACCACTGAATCGCATCGATTCGGTCTTTGATGTACATCTTTAAAGTCACGGGAAGGATTTTTCTTCCGTTAATCTTCTTGATGGGTTGCAATTTGATTTCGTGGCCAGAAATTTCAGCCTCTCCCGCACGTTCCATTTCGGAGGAAACTTTCGCATCGATCGTAGCCTTGAGATAGTCGAGGCCTCCGCTTCCAGAGTTTGTTTCCGTATCTGACTTTAGGAATGGAAGAGATTCGCGATAGACGATACGGTGCATTTTGTTTGCACGACGCAGTTCTGGAATATACTGAAAGTCTGAATTAGGTCCAGCCATCAGGTTGTCGGATGCGATAAAGACACCTTGATAGTCTGGATAGATTTGAAGAATGGTCAGACCCAAATCATCAAACGCAGTCTGATACCCTTTGTAACCATCATTCCAGTAACGAATTCCGATCAAGGTTTTAGATTTGTTTCTAGCGACCCAAGCGGCGCTAACGTTAACTCGATGAGCCGCAAGTCTCGCACATAAAAACGTGGCCGCATTGCGCCACTCTCCGATCGTTCCCGCAAGTTCAAGAGATGCGTTCCATCCACCGTTTGACTGGATTCCGTTAGGAATGTAACGGCCTTCTGCTCCAACTACACAAACTCTTTCGTTTTCGTACGAATCCCACTCATCTTGAATTCGTAGGAAATACGTTTCCACAGATTCGGATGGAAGTTTTCGATTTGTTTCCAGTACCGCAAAAATACGAAAAAGATTTTCAGTTCTCATTTCTTCAAGAAGAGTGGAAACTGAAATAGCGAATGCTCGATCCACTCCACCAACGTGGTGGAACCAGTAGAATGGAGAGTTGCCTTGATCGATGGTTTTCAGCGTTTCGATTGCGGCTAACCTTGCTCCTGGGGATGAGCCTGGACCCTTGATGTTAAACGTAAATGTATCACCTACGTGAAACGTATCTGCGAGAGGAGTATCATTATGAAACGTTGCGGTAACTCCAACGGCAAGCGCAATCATTCCGGATAGAGGAGTGACAAGCAGGGGTCCAAACGTATCCCCACCGTCCTCACTTTTACGATATTCCGCGGTTCCAAGCGCACCCGCTTTCGTAATTTTTAAAACGACACCTCGGTTTCCAACCGGAGTTCCTAAAATTGTAGGCGGGTCCGCCAAACCAGTGTTTGCAGGTCCAGGAATCATAGGATCCACGCTTCCGGCCTGATCATTTTCGGAACGGATACAAAGGACCGGAACGGGAATCTCACCCACAGTTTCGTCAAATTCCTCAAAGTGCTGTTTGAGTGCATCGACTAACTCTCCTTTTACGAAAACGTCCCTTCCTTGTTGGTAGGAAGAAATGAGGATCGGAGTATTTGCGACGTATCCTTCCGCTTGTCCAATTTTTGCGTGGACCTTATCCTCGTACGGAAAACTATTCCCAAGCCCTCCCGATACGTGTGTGGTTGTAACTGATCCTATAGCCATTACTTTCCTCCTTTTGTTATAATAACTTTATGAAATACTAATATATTAAAACTACTCATCCTTATACTCCTTCTATACCGGACTCTTCGACTTCCAGTTCAATTCCGGCCAATGTTTCCTCTTCTTCGATCGTATAGAGTCCGTCTTTAAAAATGATTTCTACATAGAGTTTGTAGTTTCCGGTTTCTTTCGCGGGATCGTCTAAGAGTCCTGTTTTTCCAAGTCGAACTAAAATCGGAATTTGTTCCTCTGATTTAATCCAGGTCCGAAGACTTACGAACAAAAGGCACTGATCTAAGATTCCACGATTGACGACGGAACTGATTACATCCGCGTCCGGATTGTTCAACCAAATGTCGACGGTGTATTTGAATTCCTGTTTTGCATGACACACCGCATTTTTGATAAATACGGAATTACCTCGAACGATTCTATCTAACCGATGTTTGATTTTTCTTCCTAAAGTGTTCGTAGGCTCTGAGTATTTTAAAATTGCACATGGAATTTTTTCTTGAATCTCGTCCAGTGGCGGCTGGTATTCAAAGAATCGATCCGGAGGAATCATTACGTTACTTTCGATTCGAATATTTTCCACCATCTCTCGGATGTAATCTATATGAGACTTTCTCATTTGAAAATCTCCTTCATTACCTCTTTAAAATTTTGAATGATTAGTTCTTTAGAATCTTCTAATGCAGGTCCTACGTGTGGTCTTGCTTGAATATTCTTTGCTTCGAATCCTCGTTCTAACACACGCGCCTGGATCGAATTAGTTCCCACGATTCGAGTAGAATCACCTTCTTTTACGATTTCGTATGACGCAGAATAATCTCCTTCTTCGATCAATGTTAAGGGAGACTTTCCCTTTTTTGCTTTTCTCTTTTTAGTCGTTTCAGAAAGTTCAGGCCAATTGGATTTATATTTCTGGGTACGAATTCCTTTGATGATGTTCGCTTGTACAATTGCCGCATTCTTGTCTTGGACTTTTGTGAGTTTGTCTTGTCCTTTTGAAACTGCGCTATGAAGTGCCGGACCAAACGTATCCGTTACGGTAAGGAATTTCATACTTTGTTTCCTCCCGCTTTTGGTTTCGTAACTTCGATCCTGATTAATGAAAATCCTTCCAGCTCTTGCACGGGGTGAATCGTATCGATGAGCCATTCCGACTCGTCTTTCCAAATCCTACATTCTTGGGAGATAATTTCAGGCCCCAAATCTTCCGGGCGGATTTGGCAAACTGCTCGGTATTCTTGCCTTTCTCCGACCTCTTCATCGGATGTAGCGTCTTTCCAAATCCAAATACAAAGGATGTCTTCACCGCCTCTATACGTCGTTTTTTTAGATGCGTTTAGTCCAGATGGAGCAGGAGCCGAAATCGGAGTCAGGATTTTGATTTTGGCTTGTGCTCCTTTTTCAAAAGCACGATCAAGCATTGAATGAATACTCATGCAACCCCCGGAGATTCTGGAGGTTGTTTTCCGAATAGAACGAAGTAGGCTTTATTGCGAAGACCTTCTACGATTTCACCTCGTTCTTCCGCGCTCATTCGAGATCGTTTGACTTTCGTTCCTTCGCCTCCACCGGTGGAAACTTCCTCCGGATCAAAACCATCGTTGTATCCAAACTCTTCTACAATCTCGGCTTTGATGAGAAAAACCTCGGCCAAGAGAAGCGCCGGTGAATACGGCGCTTCGTCAGGAATCGTAACGTTCCAGTAGAACATTCTTACGCGTGCAAGTGCCGCCGCAGACTCAAGGAACTCCTCATACGGAGAAGCGGAATTCCCTTCTCCTTTGTCGGAAAGATCCAGGCTCTTCGCCTGGATCCTGAGTTGTTTTTTAAGTTCTGCGACTTTGTTTAACATACGTTTGGCGATCCGATTTTTTGTAGTGACAGCTTGCAGAAAAGAGTTTTGCAAACGCAAAGTCGTGGCTGATTACGGTTCCTTCGATTTGCTCTCGAATAAAGCGATCGCTTTCTACGAGCTGTCCGGCGGAATCTTCGTAAAGTTCCAAGGTCACATCCTTGTTCCAAGCTAAGATCGCATCATCTTCCATATCCGGATGAGTCTTCCAATTGACTCCGAAGAAGTTCAACACTTGCCCAGTTTTCACGTAACCTTCGAGAAGGTTCATGGATTGAAATTGTTTGAAATTGGTTTCGTCTGTAAGCATCTTCTCTAAAAAGTTTTTACTCACAACGGCATGTGTGAACTCGACTCCTTGATCCGCAGAGAGAAGTAGATTCACTACATCGGAATACTTCCAAACGGTTCCCAATGTTTGAGATGTTTTTGCTTCTGTTCCGGTATTTCCGTCGCCGCTTTTGATAACACGGAGCGCTTCTTTTGTAATTTGTTGGGAAAGTTTCCAACCAAAAACTTGGAATATATTTTGCACTTTGAGAATTTGCATTCTCTTCAAAGATTCGTAAGTGAAATTGATTTCGAGTCCGACCGGGCTAGTTTCGATCGCCTTGTCTTGAGATTTGATCGTAGCTACCGGGAATTTTCCACCGCTTTCTTTTGCCTTTTTCTTAGCGGTAAGATCGGAACCTTCAATGTCAAACGCGACCGATCTTGCCGCGCCTTGGCTTATGCGGGTTTTCACGGAATGAGTATCTTCCAACTTCACTTGAAGTTGACCCATATTCATTCCGATATAGATGTTTTGGTTTACGAATTCGGGAAAGAGATACTTGGATTGGTTAGATGCTTTTGTAAAGTCATCTACAGAAAACGAAGCCTCTCCGATCGAAACGTTATTTGCCATGAGCTGACGTTCGAAGGCGGATAGATTTTTTCCCGTCGGTGTTTCCGGGTCGTATCCGAATTGAGATTCTTCTTTTTCCATGAATTCACTCATGGAGAGACCGGCTCTCTTTGCCTCGGAGTACGCTTCGGCTTGTAGGTCTAGACGAACAAGCCCGTTGTCTAATTTTACGTGTGGCACTTTAATTTCTCCTTATATAATGCAGGCTAATTTTTTGGCTCCGGTATCAACCGAGATGACTAATGCTCTGGTTCCGGTGGCCGCAGTTTTGATTTTTCCGGCTCCGTCTGCTTGGATATTGAGATAACCAAGAGCAGGATTAGAGCCCGAATATTCATATTCGAATATTCCAAAAACTTTAAGTCCGAGAATCTTTCCCTTTACATCCACAACCACAATTTGACCCGCTGGAGAGTCGCCGTCTACACAGAGGGCAACCTCCATATTTGCGGTAAACTTAGCTGGTTTACCTTCGTCTGTTTTTGTCAGAGTTTGATGTTTTACGGTGATCGTTACGGGCTCAACGATCCCGCGATAACCGATTTCGAATGCTTCATCTAAAGGCATGTCGTTCTCCTTACTTCCTGCTCAGTTTAAAGTTAATTGGATTGGCTTTTTTTTGATTCGCCTCGCCGCCTTGTGGTTCGCTAAAACTTCCGGAGGCACGACTGACTTTCTTCGATCCGCAGTCTTCACATTTAAGCGGATGCGAATTTTCTAATGAAGCGCCGAATCGGTTCAAAAACGCCTTCGCCTGTTCGAGGTTTGCACCTTTGATCAAACCTTCGATAACTGGATCGGGATTGTTTTTTGAAAACGCGCGGAATGCGGTGATAGCCTTTTCCCTTTCAACGTTGAGTAACTTTTGAGGTTCTTCCAGCAGAGCTTTGAGTTCGGTTACTTTGGATGCGAAGTCGATTCCTTCTGGGAAAACTTCGCTTCCAAATAGTTTAGCGAACTGGTTTAGGTTGTTTTGCAAAACAGCGTTTTGACGAGCTTGGTCTTGCAATTTTGTGATGGTTTTCCCCGCTTCTTCGAGCACGGATTCCATTTTTTCCGACGGTAATTCCACAGATTCGCCCTCCCCAGAGGACAGACCGAATTTTTGGGAATCAACCCCCAGAAGTGACAAAATAGTACGTTTGATTTTCATCTTATCCTCCTGATTGTTTGGGTTTAAAAGATTGCTATTTGGTAAGTTAAATTCTTCGAACTTCCTAGCAGTATCATCCGCAGGAATGGCAACGAGACTTGTTTCCGGAATGGAAAGAATTTTTGTTACAATGAGTCTTACGATCCCACCATCAACGATCTCGCCTAAGCGTTCGTAAAAGTTTTCCAGCTGAGGATGCGATCTTTCATATGCGAAAGTGATACCAACCGAATTCGCATCGATCAAAGCAGGTATCGTTTTTAACCGCGCAATTACATCGGATCCAAACGCTTTAAAGATCCTGAATACAGAATCGACCCCTGGTATTCCATTACGATTTGTGAATACAGGGTTGCGCGTAATTCCGATGGAATTTCTAACAGTTCTTTGATGATCGGTATATATCTTAGTTGTGAAAAGCTCGGTTGCGGCTTCTAAAACGCCTGGCTTTCTAAAATCACACCACCATCCTGGAATCAAAACTGCGGATAACATTCGGAAATTGAATTCTGCAAATTCTTCATTCTCCACAAGCGTGGTATCACCTGCGCTTATGGAAACTCCGCTCTGAAAAAAATTTGCGTGGAGAGAACGGAATTCTCCCCGCGCAACGCCAGAGTTATGGAGAAGAAGTCCGGATTCTAATCTTAGATATCCGTTTGAATCGAATTTTAAATTTGCTTTTGGCACACGGCAAGTATAGCCTATGTGTTTTTGATAGAAAGAGGTTTAGTATAACGCTGGTCTTGAATGTCCGCTATGTCTTATCTTTTTTACTTGCTCGCGAATTTACCCACTTCTCTACATCGGAGATCAGCCAGACGGTGCTTCGTTCGCCGAGTTCATACGATGGGAATGGAAATGTCTGGTCTTCTTTCCATCGTAATATCGTTTTCTCGCTCTTTCCGAGCAATCTGGCGAATTCCTTCGTTGAGTAAAATAGCTTTCTGACATGAGATGAAAGCTTGATTCTGGATGATTTAGTTGTGAGTGCGTTCATAGATAAGCGTTTCCTAATATAAAAAAATCTTCTTGTCAATCAGAAAAAAGAGACGTAAGATTATTTAAGGGACTTACAAAGATGATTGCGGAGACTAAAATCAATTCGGACCAGATGAAAAAACTTTGGGCCACTGCAAGAGAAGCCGGTCTGTCGAAGGCGAGAGTATATGAAATTACTTTTGATGAAACTGGTTCGGAGTCGATTTCTGCGTTAAGCGCGTTACAGGCAAATACGGTAATCGGAGTTTTAGAAGCGGAACGCCAAAGGATTTTCAAACAAAAACCGAACGATGCAATTTCAATCTTAAAGAGGAAACTTCAAAAACGTTCTTACGATCAACTTCAGTTGGCGAAAAGCCTTTGTTACAAAATCAATCAAAAGGGTTTTTACAATATTGATTTAGACACGTTTTCCAAAAGACAATATCGAAAGTCGTTTGATTTGCTCACTCGCAAACAAGCGGCGGGTTTAATTCAGGGTTTGATTGCGATTTTGGGGAGATAGGTTATTTTAATTTTCTATGGGCTTATTCCCCGCGATTTAGATCATTATGTTTTTCATAGCATTTATTTTCTGCTCGTGGATCATTATTCATTGTCTTTAGCTTCCATACGCAAAATCTAAATGCTTGAGATTCGACGTAGGGGATGCTTTCAAAAAAAGGAGGCACCTTCCTGCCACAAACCATTGAATAATTCACAAGAAAGAAAAGCAATTCTTCATCATTAGAAACCTCTAATGCATTGGTAACTAGATTTTCTTGAATAGCAATGTTCTCACCATTATATGCTCGGACCCATAACCTGGGAATAGGAAATGGCTCATTCAATCGAACGTTTTCTAATTCTTCTTTTTTAAGGGCCAGAGTCCCGAAACTTGGACAACGAGGATCTAATGGCTTCAATGGTATTGGATTATTCATAGTTGCATTTAACGTATCATGACAAATATTTACGGCATGTGATCTGGCTTGTATAGTTTGAAACGTCTTTTCGAACCTTTTGACGCAATTCTTTAAAACTCCATTTGCTACAAATTGGATTGAGTTGTAAATTGGGGGCTTTGAGTCTTTACCACAAATCGATTCATAAGTCTTCATAAAAATGCGGAAGCCCTTTTCGTCTGCAATTTCGTTAGCGTTATTCAAGTAGCTAATCGGAACTTTAATGCTACCATTGATTGTCTTGACTAAAATTTTAGTAGAATCGTTTTTTACTTTCGCCTTTTCAATTTCTTCCAAATTGGAATAATTCCCAAATTCCCGACAAGGTATATTGAGCGTGTAGGGTAAATCTTGAGCTTGAATCGAGATCGAGTCAAGGAATCCGAAGAATATTAGAATAACTTGAAGTAAAATCGGTTTATTTTTTTTGAGCATTTGCTTCCTCGTAACATTGCGCTTCGGCGCGGGGATTGTTTGAACGATTGCCTTTTCGAATACACTCTCTTAGAGACTCAGACTCAACGTATGGAATCATGTCGTAAAACGGTGGTTTCAACCCTTTACCGCAGACCATTTCATATACCGTTAGAAATTGACGAAATTCCCAACCCTCATAAATTTTAAGAGCGTCAGTTGCGGTATATGCTGGAACGACCGTATGGTCACCTTTTACATCTTTTACCCAAATCTTTGTTGGATCACCTTCAAACCTTGCTTTTTCCAGTTCGGGACCGGGTGAAAGGATTCCATAGTCTGGGCATTTTGAATCAATGAAATTTGGAAGAACTAAATCCGATCCCCGCGCCTCCATCCCAACGCTAAAAATGATTCGATAAATCAATGCAATTATTGCGGCCATATCGTGCCCTTTCCAATTCTAAGGTGAACATTCATGAGAAATGTTGACCTGGAAGATAGGTCCCAATGCCACATAACTCATAAGAAATGCAATATTTTTGCAAAATTTAGCTTTGATTTTGTCGGGGGATTTGCCCATACTACACAAGCGATAAGGAAAAAATGATGTTGGATACTAAAGAATTACTTCGATTTGAAAGCGAGTTATCGGAAATAAAAGGTGCAATCGATCGATTCGTTCATAGTTATTCAATGGAACAGCAATATTCCTACTACGAGCATAGGGATAGAACTGCAAACGAAATACTATGTTTTTTTGTTACTCAAAAGTTTATGGATCATGTCCCTAATGATTTCTAACCCTCCTGGATCGACCTTATCCAATTCGTCTACGCTTTGAATCACATCTTTTAATATTGGCTTGGCTTGCATTCGAAAATGCAATTTGCGAAGATCTTCCATTGCCGAGATTGATTTTTGAATCTCCTCGGGACCAGGCTGAAACATTGGCCCTTCTCCAGTCATAAGCCAGTGAACGTTTACTCTGAACAATTGCGATATTTTACTAAGTGTTTCTATAGAAAGTGTCCTCTGCCCACTGATCAGTAGACTTAAAAACGGTTGGGATATTTCAGCTTTTGCACTAAATTCTTTCTTCGATATTCCCAGCGTTTCAATCAATAGCGAGATCCGGTCTCCCATGTGCCTCCAGGGAACATTTACTAGATGAATGTTCCCTAAAAAAAATTACTTTCAGAAATTTTTTTGGTTGTTATTTTTAACTATTAGATAAAAATATTACTAATAGTTAATTAGATATTATTTCGGTATAGGCAACGGTCAATCATGAACAAAAACGATTCGGCAATATTTGAAAATTCTGACTCCTCTCCGGATTCAGAATTACGATTTATTCCCAAAGAAATCCGACAAAAAATCAAAACCGAGCTTAGGTACCGATATGGAAGTGTCGCCGAATGGACCCGTATTCATAACTTAAATTACGGCTATGTAACCCAAGTACTGAGTGGTATCGCCCCTGGTCACAATATACGTACTCTATTAGAAAAAGAAGGACTTCTCCATTCTGGGGAGGTTCCTCATGTTTAATAAACGAAGTGGTCGTCAATTTCCGGTATTAAAACTCCAGCTGATTGCGAAACCCGGTAAAACCACTTTTGAACTTGCGCTCAAGTATTCAATTAATAGACCTACTTTTTCCAACTGCATTCACGGCCGTAAAACCTCCGCCCGCGTAAATGAAATCCTCCTGACCGAATGGGAAATCTCTGTAGCAGACGCCCGCGAAGCATACAAAGAACATAAAGAAAGAGAAATATTAGGAAACCCTGTTACATTCGAAGAAGCGTTCGAATGGATGGTTCTAAAACGTTTCGAATACCGCACAACGCATAAGGGACTTGTAACAACTTGGGAGGAGTTTCGCAAAGCTCAATACGATCTCGTATATCCAATCTATAAATCTGCATTTGCTCCGAGGTTCGCCGCATGAAAACGATTCACTTACAAGAATCAATTCAAGAAATGAAGCAACGAATGGAGGCGATTCCCAGAAGTACGAAATGCAGAGCCAAGGCGGAAGCGGGTTATGCAGTCATTCGAGCGATTAGCACTTGGCTTGAAAGGAACGGCCTACCACAGGAAATTTCTGGAACTCGAAGAGGCCGCCTAATTCAAGCGATGAAATCAAAACCTGATTCGGTCATCCTTGCATTCAAATCACTGAACAATGCGCACGGCAAGCTATCCAGTAAAATGGCGCAATCGTTTTGTGTCAAAGGTGAAATTCCATGTTCTTGTTTCGAAGTCCGTAAGCAGAGAACAAATCCATCCGTATATTCGTTCGGTAGAGGTGAGAGGAAATCGCAATGAGTAAGAAGGCTTTTGAAATAACTTCTTCCACCCGCCCAGAATCGCAAGGGAGCCAATTTTTCATCCGCATCTTTTTGATAGTATGCAAGAAGCAACGAAACTTCCGCCGGGGGTTCGTTCCAAAGAATTTCATTTACGGAAGGAAAAATTATTGGGTCCCCTTCAGGAAATTCTTCTCCAACGTGATTCTCAAAAATTTCGAGAATATCCTCAATAATCTCATAAAACTGATCCGATTCCATCTCGCTAAGTTAGTCTCGATATTACTTAAGTCAAGCGGGTTTGCCGCATGAAAACAACCAATCTGCCCGTTTGGAAAAAGCCTAAAACGTGCATCTGCGGCAACGTTGCGGAGTTAAAGGAACACTTCGGATATAGAACCAGGGTTTGGAACTATTACGTTGAGTGCGAAGAATGTGAGAGAATTACGATATTCTATCGAACAGCGTTAGATTCCGTCGAAGCATGGAATCGAGATGAACTCGATACGGAGGCCGCATGAAACTTAGAATTGTATATGAAATCGACGATAACAGCGAACGCGAACTTTACATCGAAACCAAAAACGGAAAATTCGACATCCTCGCATACGACTTCAAATTTCTTACCGAGCAAGGGGAGCAAATTCGTATGGACGGTTGGGGAACACCGAAAGAGAGAAAGGAACTACTTCGCAAGGCGCAAAACGAAAGAAATGGAAAACTTTAAAAAAGTAAAAATGCCGAGCCGTAGGCGGCTGAGATTTGAGAAAGGATCCGAATCAAATCTCAAGACCCGATTGATTTCCGGAAATCATCGGGAACTTGCGGGATCTGAATTATTAGAATATATAAATATACTTATTATATTACGGGTGCCAGTATGAATGAAAAGATTATCAAAAAAGCAGAAGGCCTTTCACTACAATATGATTCTGAAAAAGATCGAATTACATTTCTCACCGGTTTCGTCGAAGGCTTCAAACACTTGAAAGGAACGGGCTCCGGAGAAATTTACGAAACAGGCAAAGCCTATGGAGCGAGAGAATTTCACGAAATGACTTCCCGCAGAGACGACCGTGCATTTCGAAAGGCGATGAAACAAAAATACAATCATACAAATCAAGAGAGAATAAAATGAAAACGGTTCAACAGATCGCATTCCTGCGCCAAGCGCTATATCAAAAGTATTCCGACGAAGTCTTGCTCGAACTCGGAACGGAAGCAAGTGCGACAGAGAAATGGAAACGACTGGCTGAGAAGGCCCTTGCAAGATCCGCAGTTTTCCAAATATACATAGAAAAGAGCGACCAAATCGCCGATTTTGCGGAGTGGCAAAACGAAGAGCTTACAGAAGAACGCATTCAGCAAGAGAAACAAAATTGAAAACATATCCTCTAAAATTTCGAAAAGCGCACATTCATTCCGGACTGTCTGAAACCGAATTCAAGGCTTACTGGGACCGACTCCATGAAATTCAAAAAGAAAAGCACACTTCAAAAGAATTGGCCCTCTTGATTTCAATCGAAGCCGGATTGAGACCTGCGTATTTGAATTTGGATCCAAATGCCGCGGAAGAATATAAGAAAAACGGAAACCTTACGAAGATTCATAAACAGTTTATGGGGATGATTGTATGAAAAGTTACGTTTACCTACAGCCTGCTCTACTACATTACAAAAAGAAAACATTATGGAATCGAATATTAAAGTATATTAAGTCGGATGAAAGCCGTGGATAAAAACATAACAGAACTACTCATTGCCCGACATACAATTCTGCAATCGTTCGTATTAATGGGCATTACGGATATGACGGAGATTGCAAAAACCTTAATCGACTCAAGCGCCTGCAACATGGTTTTTTTGCGAAAGAATAATCTCACAGATGACCACGAAGAATTTATAAACGAACTCAAAATAGAAATGATCAGCTTGGGGAAGAAGAATGAAGAAAAAGAAAAATAAAAAAGAGACTACGGGGCAACAACCCGCAAAGACGAAGGCTCCTGAAAAAAAGAAGCAAGAGTCCGTTGCGAAGGTTTGGCGAGAAGAAGAGAATTCGGCAACGATTACGGCCGAATCGACGGTTGTTGCGAGAGAATCTTCACCTGTTCCGCTGGTAACGCCGGAACTACGAAGAGCAAGACTCAACTACCTGATGCACCAAATCGGCGCTGGAACCGAGATGATTCGGGTCGGCCAAGAAACCGTACTCGTGGCGCTTGCCGAAGTCAACCAGGAACAGCTTTATCTTGAAGTTCCAGGATGTACCGGGATGGAGCAGTTTGTAACCGAGAACACTGTTTTCGAATGGTGGAAAATCGAAAAGGCGCTTCCCGCCGTGAACAAACTATTTTCCTCCGAAATCAATCGGAAGTCATTGGGTGGCAAGAGCGATAAGGCACTTCTTCGAATCATCGAAGGACTCAAAGAAGAGAACGCACTTTTTACGGACGGAGAGGTTCGCTTCCCGGACGGAAGAGCGATGAGCCTTTCCGATTACGAAAAAAGTTTCGCTTCTAAAAATCAGAAAGAGATTTCGAAAATCCTTTCGGATAAAGACAAACGGATCGGAGATTTGGAAAACCAGGTTACGAATACGAGAAACGAAGCCGCAAGTTACAAAGCTTCGATGGATGAACTTCATAAAATCGTAGACGATCAAACCCACGAAACAGGAATTTCCCCGGCGGTAAGAAAGGCGTTCCGGGAAAGACAAGAAATTTCAGAAATCCTAATGGAGTCTTTGAACTCGATTCAAGCGCAAGCGGATGTAATTCTTGCGGCACACGATTCGGATTTTTCGAAGCTCGAACATAGTTTAGAAAATGGTAAAGTAGTTTCGATCTTTCTAACCTCTCTTTCCGGAATCTACAAATCGATTCATGAAAAATGGTCGGATTGTTTGCCGGTTCCCATGACGGAGGATTTAGGATGAAAGTTCTCGATTTAGGAATTGTGATACCACTGTTCCGTGAGTGGAACTATGCAAAAACAGTAATACAAAACTCGAAAATCCGAGGTGAAATTGTTCAAAAGGCGATTCGAATTCTCGGACTTTCTAAGCCGAGAATCTATGACATATTCAACCGCTTGGAAAAAGGAGAAGCAGTCGTTTCGGTTTCGAAAGTGAAACGTAAAAAAACAGGATCCAGGCTCGGGAGTTTGGAAAAAGATCTTCGTGACAAAGAGGGATTCATTCTTTCAGAACTCATGTACGCCGGTGAAGTTCTACACGAGCAAAAGAAAAAAATGAAAACGGAAGGAAATGCGAAAACGGTCGGTTACGCACTGAGTCGTGATTACGGTAAATCGCAGGAATTTGCAATCGAGCTTGGAGAGAAACTCGGAAAGGTCCGCGCCGGCGTTTGGGACAGGCACAAACTCGGGAGATGGTTACGAGACAAAGGACTCGCAAGACGTCAAGTGAAACAGCCATTGGCATCGATCACTTGGTCGGAGCCGTACGCAAATCGTGCGTGGATGGTCGATGCCTCTCCGCTGAACGCGGTGTATTTGCATCCATCTAAAAAATATCTTGCGGTTCGCCCGGATCTGGAAGCAGGACTAACGCGTATTTACGAAGGATCGGAAGATTCTCAGCTTAGAAAAGTGATTATCCATGTAGCGGTTGAAGTATATTCGAAAGCGTTCTATGTGTATGCGTATGCACCGAGCGCGATCGGAAGCGATTCAATTCATGGAGGAGAGAATTCAACAGACTGGGCCGACTTCTTTTCAAGAGCCGTTCTTCCAAAAGAAGACGATTACATTCCCTTGCAAGGGCTTCAAGAGATACTTTACACAGACGGTCACTCCGCATTCAAAACACTCGATCCGTTTTTTCATCGATTGGGAATCAAACGGATTCCGCATTTTCCGGGACATTCCAAGGCTAAGGGTCCAGTAGAAAGTCGGATTTCCGCAATCAAACGAAGTTGTGAAGTTCGGATCGTAAAGGGAATGATTTCGGATCTGGATGAATTGAACGAACTCCTTTACCGTTATCAAATCCATCGAAACGACAAGATAGGAAGTTATGCGAAATGGCTCGCCTCTGTTCAAAAACATCCGATTCGTGCTGTCACGAAACAAAATCTGAAAGATGCGATGGTTTCCGAACTCATTCGGGACGTTGACGCTTACGGTTGTGTTTCCATCGAAGCAAGAAAATATCTTCTTCGCTACTCAGAGGATGAAGTCGCGCTTGATCGTTGCGGGGAAAAGGTCTCTATCTACAAACGATACGACGGTTCCTACGTTGCGACCACAAGCGATGGAAGACATCTCCTACTGGATGACCAAGGACCGATCGAGCGGACATCTGGATCGTATGAAAACCTGGGTGGACGAAAAGGATTTCGTGAAACCGAGCGGGTAAAGAACCGGAAAAAGGCACTGAAAGGCGCCAAGTCCGTGGAACGAAGCCTCGTTCTTTCGGATGTTCTTCCGGATCTACCTGAAACTCCATACGGGAAACTGAATATTCCAAAGTTGGAAATGAAGACCCATACTCCCGCGCCACCTCAGGAATTTTCCACGGTAGACGACGCGTATGATTGGCTTCTTGATGAACTTGAATTCAGTGAAGAAATTCCGGACGAGGAAATCGACAAGATCGTTCTCTATAATCTGAAATCCTGCAAACGCAAAATAGGATCGATTCCCGCGCAAGAGGTTCTCGATCTTGTAGAGATGATCAGAGAATATTTCGCAAGCAAGGAGTCAGGAAATTGAACGCACTTTTAACCAAACGGCCGGATTTCGTAAACACTCGGAATACGGACAAGATCACAAAGTTAGCCTATCGAGCAGTGAAAAACAATTCCTGGCTTGCTGTTACAGGAGAAGTCGGGATGGGGAAGACTTATCTCTATAACAACCTTCTTGAATTCTTCGACAACCAGCCACAGAAGTATATTCTCGTTCATGTAGGACCGGCTTGGGAAAGTGCGTTAGGTGGCATTTCAATTGCATTCGTGATGAAGCACATGATCCGATCGATACGTCCTGGTGAACGTGTTCCCGGTAACTTAAATGAGAAATACTTTAAGCTTCGGGAACTTTTGATCTGGGCGAGAAGCATCGGAAGAAGGGTCGTTCTGGTCATTGACGAAGCACAGGCTCTTCGCATCGAAGGACTTCGTGATCTAAAAAAAGTATGGGAGATCGCACACGACCAAGAAGATCACCTATTTTCGATTTTAATGTTTATGAAACCAGAGACTCGGATTTCAAGTATTCTTTCAAGCCCCGAAATCGGATACCGAACGATCCATGCACCTATGAGTCAACTTAACCATTCAGAACTCATACAGATCGCGGAAGAAGGATTCAAAGTCAAATTCGAGCGCGGTAAGGTGGGAGAGAAAACAAAAGAACTTCTCATACGCGGCTGTCGATTTCGAACTCCTTTAGCGGTTCGAAATACACTTCTTGGAATCGCGTTCACATATCCCGAGGTTTTGCGGGACTCAATCATCCGGGAAAATCACGTACGCAACTTTCTTTCCGACGGTTATCTCCGGATCATGGATCGCTTAAAGATTTCTGTGAAGCAACTTCGAACCGGGATCAAAGAGCGTTATAAAAAAGATTTAGATAAGGCCACGATTGAAAACGCACTCAGCGGAGAAGGAGAAGTTTCCCCCGAGATTGAAGCAATCGTAAAAAATGAACTTGTAAATCGTATTCGGAATAAGACCCGCAAATACGACGAAACAATTTTTACAGAAACACATGATAATTTTTGAATAAAGGAGGAACATCATGGTAGCAAAGAAAAAAACAAAGAAGAAGTCCGTGAAAGGGGTAAAGAAAAAAACGGCGCCGAAAAAGGTCGCACGTAAGAAACGAGTTCCAAAAGCGGATATCGTAAAATCCACATCTAAGGGTGCGACAGTTGACGTAACTCCGAAGCCGGAAGGAGGAGATTCGAATGGCAAAGTCTAAAAAAACCGAAGAGAAGCGTCCGTTCGTGGATCTTCCGGATAACGCATACAAGAATCGTGCGGAACTCGAAGCCGGAATGGAACACATGGGTGAACAAATGCTCGAAAAGGAACGGCTTGTTAACGAAGCGAATCAGAAAATTTCTCAGATTCGCTCAGAGTTAGAAGAAACGCTCTACCCGATTCAGTCGAAAATTGATCACGTAACTTCCGGAATCGCTTACTACGTGCAAAAGAACCGAGAAGAGTTGTTCCCGGACGCAAATGTGAAAACTTGCAAACTCATTTCCGGAACGCTCAACTATCGAAAGACACCTGCATCGGTAAGAACGAAAGCCTCCGTAAAACTCTTCGAGAATATCCTCGCAGAAAACGGCCTTTTGCAGTTATACAACGAATGGATCGCAAGGCTTTCCAAGGTTTTCATTCGTGCAAAACTGGAGTTGAACAAAGATTCAATCATCGCGGATCCTTTGGCGGCTCATCAGAGAATCGGGGTGGAACTCAACGAAGAAAAAGAACGTTTGTATATCAAGCCTTCCAGACTCGCAGACGAAATCTCCGCTGACACAGATATAGAGGCCGCGTGAAAAGAAAAGACATAGGGGACAGAACTTTAGAATTCTGTTTGGAAACAATCGACGAAAAGGAATACGGTTCTCCCTATGTCTTATCCTAAAGCGGCAGAACGTAGGGCGTATAATCTTTGTGTAATCTCCGGATATAATCCCGAACAGATTACAGCCGCCCTAAAACCTGATTTTCCTAAAATAACTTCGAACACCATTCGCAACTGGCTTTCGAAAATTGATGAAACAACGGGAACGACACCTTTACAAGACCGCGAGAGAACTCTCTTAAACGCAAGAAACGAAGCCTTAAAAGAAGCGGAGATTAGCCTTACTACACTTCGCATAAATACGGTTAAAACTTTCAAGGCAATTAAAAAGCAAATTTTCAATCCCGACGGGACGTTATCGGTTGAATTCAAATCCGGAGAAGGAGCTTTAAACACATTTCGAGGTTTGATGAACGACATCGAGCGAATGCTCGAAAAAGAAAAGGAACGTGTCGAGCCCGTTGAGATCGCGCGTGGAGTTCACCGAGCAATCAAAAGTACTCCTCAGTTACATACGTTTCTTAAAGAGAACCCGAAAATTTTCTCTCAATATATTGAGAACATTAAAAGAGAAGTATCGATGATGAAGGACATCGACATCGCATTCTTACCGGAGCTAACCGATGGCGAAGACTAAATCCAAGAATGCTCAGGAAGAATTTTTCCAAGAACTTGATAGCCTTGTAGGGAAACCATCGACCGGACGCGACGGAACGATGGAAGAGTTCCTCACTCAAAATGTTTTTGTCAAAGGTGATGACGATCTTGTTCCTTACAGTTTTAAAGGTTATTCTTTTTGGAAAGATATCTGTAGAGAATCGCAAGATCATCCTTACACTGTTTTCCTGAAAGCCGCGCAAATCGGTTATTCAGTTTGGGCTTTGGCGCGACTCATTTGGAAAATTTATGGGTCGAGCTACAAAGCTGGAATTTATTTCCCCGACGACACTTCAATGAAAGATTTTGTTCAGGATCGAGTCGAACCGTTTCTCAACCAGTGTCCTATTCTAAAGCCTCATCTTAACGATTCAAATGTAGACAACACAAGAACGAAAAAAATTGATAAGGCGACGCTTGTCATGCGCGGGACTTGGACAAAGCGCGGAACCAAAACTGTCGACTTGGATATCGTGATGCTCGATGAGGTAGACGAACACGACGAAGAAAACATAGAGTTCGTTGGCGACCGGCTCCTTGCTTCCAAGTTAAATTGGATGATGCTCGGTTCCCAGCCTTCACTTCCAAATATAGGAATCCATGCGGAGTTTCTAAGATCTGATCAAAGATTTCGTCTTTTAAAATGTCCTTCTTGTGGTCATTGGACAAATTTAGTAGAGCGTTGGCTGAAAGATCCAATCAGTATATTCGGTTTTGATAATAAAGATGCGTTAAAAAGTCCGAATGCAAAGAACGTTTTTTATGCGTGTGAAAAGTGTAGTCGAAAGCTGGACAATCAAAAAGGGGAATATGTTGCGAAAACAAAATCAGATCGTCGCGGATACCAATGCTCACAGCTATTTACTCCGAGAAGCCCGTTCCTCATCTATGATAAACTTCTCGGTGCAATAACGAGTGCGAAGCGTAAGAACCTTACGATTTCTATTATCGGCTGGCCATCCAGTTCTAATGAAGAGCAGCCTTTACGGATCGATGAAATCCGTAAATGGGAGGGTGATCAAGGGCTTAAAGATCATTCCCCTTACTTTACTTATCACGGCGCGGATCAAGGAGATACAATACATGCCGTCTTCGGCGAACCGACGTTAGACGGAAGAATCCGAATCATCGGACTTTACAAAGCGAGCATTTTAGACGAAGAACGTTATGCGGAACAGATTGTTCGGTTCAGTGTTTTGAGTGGTGTGATCGATGCTTTGCCGAACCGAAACTGGTCGCTACGTATGGCACTCCGCTTCCCGGAAAATTTGAAGATTCAATACTTCACAAAAAAATATAAGGAAAATTCTGAAGTTGTTCCCAGTGCGGATGAGGTCGGTGTTATCAATGTAAACCGAGACGACTCTCTCCAAGACACAGTAGACGCAATCAAGGGCGGACTCTTTATATTCCCGAATCCTAATTTACTTTCTGAGTCAGATCTCAAAGCATACGAAGAATTTAAGTTTCATCTTACCATGCTTGTCCGTGAGAAAGGAGAAGATGAAAACGGAAAGTCCTTATGGTCGTTCAAAAAAAAGGTTCCGAATCATTATGGAATGGCTCTCAATTCATTAAGGATTGCTTATGAAACTTCGGGAACGGGGTCCGGTGGATCAGGATACGGAGGGTTTGCATAATGAATTTTTGGCAAAGGCTTGCGAATTATTTTTTCGGAACATCTTCGTTTATGGAGTTTGCCGGAAGTTCCAAAAACCTCAAAGATATCCGGCAAGAAACTGAGTTTTTCGTCCAGGATGTGAATCCATCGTTTCCGTTAGATTCAATTCCTTTAATCAAAAAACTCGTAATCGCTTTCCCGGATCTTTCGCAAGCAGTCAAACGAGCTTTGACTCTTGGAAATTCCGGAATCGATTGGAAGATAGACGCGGACGAGAATGGCAAGAAAAGGATTCAAGCCGACATTGATATATTTTTCAAAAAGCATCGTGGTATCACGAACCACTTACTCAGGCAAGTTTTGACAACCGGCGCTTTATCAGCTGAGATTGTTCCGTCTTTAAATCTTGATTCCGTAGCGGAGATTCGTCTGATTTCTGTTGAGAACGTTAGATTTAAAAAGCAATTGGACGAAAATAACATCGTCCGTTTTGTCCCTTATGAAAAAGGAAAATTCGGCTACACTCGATTAAACGAAGAACAATATTCGTACGAAGCAATCGAACGAGAGGAGGATTCTCCGTACGCAATTCCTCCGTTTCTTTCCGCTATCCGGTGGATCAATTCTCAGTTCAAGACTCAAGATAATATCGACAAAACTTTAAATAAATGGGGGCTACTCGGATTTATTATTGCGAAATTCAAAAGGCCGCGACTCTTACCCGGAACGGATGCAAGGACTTATGAAAACCAACAGAAGGAATTTTTACAAGGTGCGAAAGCATCGTTCGAAAAGAATTCTCAATCCGGTTTTCTTGCAACGTATGACGATACTACGGTTGAACACCACACGTTAACCGATGCTTCCAAGACCGGGGGATTCGAGGCGATCTCTCGTTACATCGAAGAACAAATTTCTTCCGGTGCTGATACGGACTTGTTTATTCTCGGTCGTTCTTATTCGGTAACGGAAGCGTATGCTAAAATCGCGGGTAAACTTTTTCTCCTCAAACTCGGAAACTTTGCGTATCCGGTCATTCAACTTCTCATCCGCGCAATTACACTCGATCAGTTACTCAAAGGAAATCGTTTTCAATCAATCGACGCAAGTTGGAAGAAATCGATTTCGCTCGACCCTCTTTCCGATGCACAAGCAAAACTAACGGAAGAGCAAGTAAAGAATCAGGAATTCCAACTTGTTCTTTCTATGGTAAAGAGCGGTGCAATCAGTCCCGACGATGGTGCGAAACTCTTAGGACGAGACAAGTGGTTTGATTCGGATAAATTGGAAACGCAAACCAACACCGGATTCGCGTTCTCAGAAAACGCGGACTCAAGTAGTAAAAAAAAACTCCTGATGAATAAACAGTTTGGACAAACTTCCCACATTTGCGGCGACTTCGACACTCTTGTAGAACTTGGCGCATGGACCAAAAAAGAGAAAGAAGTCTATGCTTCGATCGAGAGCGCCTTTGTTTCTCATTTCTTTTCCTCTTACGAAGATCGAGTCAAAGAGGCGCTAAATCAAATTTCTAAAAAGGGAATTGAGAAAACGGATGCGATCAATTCGATTTGGGATGCGTTAGAAAAAGAGCTTGGAAACAAGTTTCCGGAAGAAACGGCGAAAGCATGGAAGGAGACCATCTCAAAAGCCTGGGACGCCGGACAAGATACAAAAAACCCAAATTCAAAAACAAATCCTCCAAGGGTTCAGGCTAATAAAGATATATTAGATTTCTTTGATAAAGGATACAAGTTCGATATAGGCAAACAATTCAATCGGAAAGACGACGTAAATAAAATAGAAAATGCAATCCGAGAGGCGGTCGAAACCGGTTCGACCGATGAAATAATCCGCAAGCTTCAAGACGAACTGCTTGGACCGGCACCGAAGGAAAAACCGGGAAAGAAAAAAGAGGGCGAAGTTTCAACAGAAGACCCAAAAGCAAGGCTTAGAAGCAAGTTAGACGACATCGTAAGGGGACAAATTTTAAGATCCCGGAATTTTTCCCGCACCGAAAGATTGGAGCAAATCGGGATCAAAAGACTCGAAGTCGTGGCCGTGATCGATGACCACACATCTTACATTTGCAAAGCCATGAACGGAAAGACGATCGAAGTTCGAACTTGCGTTCAATACGTTCGTGAATTTTTAGCCGATGATCCGACTCGGGACTACTTCTGGAAAGACCGACAAAATCCTTCTGAGTCAGAATTAAGACAACTTGATATCGCTTCAAAATCTGGTGATGAAATTACGAGTTTTCTAAGAAACAAGATGCCTCCCTACCATGCCGGTGGTTGTCGAACCACAGTCGTCGCGGATTTTAAATCGGAAACAAGGAAAGTTTCATGATTTCCGAAACGACTTCACTCTGCGTTGAAGACCGAGCATGGCTTTATAACGAGTCATTCCCGAATTACGCGCCCTTACACGTTTTCAAAGGACGGCTTTATGGAGAATGGGAACTCGGACAAAATTACAAAAACACTTCCGACTATCACGGAGCGTATCCGGAGCAGTATTTAAAAAGACTTCTTCCAATGTTTCCGGATAAAAGCCGAATCCTCCACCTATTCAGCGGAAAAACTCCGCCGGGGAATTATATAAGGATGGATAAAAATCCAGAATTAAATCCGGAAATCGTTGGTGACGCGGAGCTTCTTTCCTCTTATGTTCGTGCGATTTTGGGTCATCCTCTTGATTTGATTCTTGCAGACCCACCATACACAAAAGAAGACGCGGAACATTATGGTTTCATAATGGTCAGTAGAAGTAAAGTCTTAGCGGAAGCCTGGAAAGTACTCGAAACAGGAGGACACCTTGTCTGGCTTGATCAAGTAGTTCCTCAGTACGCGGGAGATAAATGGATTCTCGAAGGTAAAATTTACCTTTCGATTTCTACCAATCATAGAGTCAGAGCAATTTGCATATTCAGGAAAGTATAATATGAGTAATTTAGAAATCTTTGAATTGATTATGGGTTACACTATTGCAGGAACGCTTGCGATTTGGATGATCTTATTGATTCCTGCTTTAATCATCGCTTCCTTTGTTTGGAAGTCTCGGTTCAACCTATTTGCGACCGGGTTTATTCAGGTCTTTTTAGTCGCAGTGAACACTTATCTCATAAGTAAAGAGAAATATTTCGCGGTCTTTTTTGTCGGAGGCCTGATCTCTTTCGTGTGGACGTGGAACGTTCAAAAAATCGCGTTCGGAACCCTGCGGGATCGTATAACGTACGCTTCCGGAGCAGGCTTCGGATCTTTAATCGGGTTACTTTTAACTGTTTTCATTCTTAAAACTTTCAGCTTATAAGGAGTTCGTGATGAAAGAGAAAATTATTCAAGAGATACTTGAAGAAAGAGAGAAGCAAGATGAGAAATGGGGAGAGCAAAATCATAACCCTATTGAATGGTGCGCGATCCTCGGCGAAGAAGTTGGAGAGGTAAACAAGGCGGCCCTCGAAACTCATTTCAAATACGACAGTAAGAATGATCATTTTGAATACAGAAAGGAATTGATACAGGTAGCCGCGGTTGCAATGGCAATGATCGAGTGTCTTGATCGGAATCCGGAGGCGCAAAAGATTTAGATTCAAATCGAGAAAGCGCTATGATAAGTTTTAATCGACTTAACAGACTTATTGGACTCCCGCCGAAGATTTGGTTTTGGTTCAAAAGGGCTACACTTTTGTTTAGCCTCATGGCAACACATCATCTATATCATGGCGACTGTTTAAAAATTCTTCCTAAGATCCCTGACTCTTCGGTGGACCTTATCTTTTGCGACTTACCTTACGGAACTACGGATTGCGCTTGGGATATCATTATCCCAATGGAAAAGCTCTGGCCGGAATACGAACGAATTTCCAAAGAGAGAACTCCAATCATTCTTTCTGGAAGCCAGCCTTTCACCAATTATCTGATCAACAGCAATCCGAAAAGTTTTCGGTATGAATTGATTTGGTATAAGACGAGGGCGAGCGGTTTTTTGAATGCAAAAACAAGGCCGAACAAGAGTCACGAAAACATACTCGTTTTCTACAAAAAACAACCAATTTACAATCCAATAAAGTACGAAATTGATGAACGTTATCGAAGAAAAGGAAAAACACTTGGTAACGGAAATCAATCGACCGTCTTTTCGATTCGCGGAGAGAAAAGTGAAAATTATCAGTATTTGGATGATGGTTCGAGATATCCAGACTCAGTTCTTTGTTTTCCATCCGAATCAGAAACGGGGATGCACCCAACCCAAAAGCCACTCCGATTACTCCGCTACCTCATAAAAACTTATTCGAATCCAGGTGATACGGTCCTCGATAACTGTATGGGACATGGGACAACCGGAATCGCATCGATCGAACTTGAACGAAACTTTATCGGAATAGAAAGAGATAAGGATTATTTTCAGAAAGCAAAAAGAAAAATCAAAATGGCTGAAACCAGAGCACAACTTGGTTTGAATTTCGAGTGATAAATAAGGATTACAATGATGAGTAATTTCGTTTTAACAAATCTAAGTCAGTATATAGCAGATCAAATAAAGTCTTTACGAGAAGGGCATAACGGAGGCAAGGGAATTTCACAGACAGATTTGGCAAAACATGTAAGTAAAAATCCAAATACAATTTCTCGGTGGGAAACTGGAGAATATAAACCAAAGTCCGATGATCTTTTTTTGCTTTCTAAATTTTTCCAAGTTCCGATTTCTTCATTTTTTCCAGAAGAAAATCAAGAAAATTACAATAACCTAATATCAAATCTCAAAGAGAAACTTTCTAGGAAAGACATTAAAGAAATTATAAATTTTATAGAGTTCAAAATAGCGACGAAGTCAACTGATATTGAAAGAAAAAAACCAGGAAGAACTCGCAAACAAAAATCAATTTGAATAACAATTTTATGAATCTTAAAATAGAATGCCCACATTGTAAAAAACAATTTGATTCACCAGAAACTGAAGCGCTTCGAATGGCGAAAACAGAAGACCTTTGGATGAACCACTGCGAAGAGATGTTTCGGAAAGGTTGGCGTCCAGGAAAATTCGAAAACCTTCCTGATTTCTTAAAGACAAAACGAATTGGGTTGTATTACGAAAAATTAGAACAAAGAATTAAAGCAAGAAAAGAACAGACATAGCAGACATCACGCTTTTCTAAAATTGTCTTCTTTGAGCGATTACAGAATAACATCCTGGATGGATGAGATTCTTAAATACTTACCTCTTTTTTCTCCTTTATCGGTTTTTCTTTGGTTTCTGATTCGTAAAGAAGTGAAAACTCAAATCGCGAAATCCCGTGAAGAACAACGCGAATATACGGATCACAGGATGAAAGAACTCAGGAACGATTATGATACTTCTTCTCTTAGAAAAGATGAACGTATCGATAGACTTTCAGATCGTATTGTGGAGTTAGAAAAAGCGCATGCTATGGAAATAGCCTTACTCAGACAAACTGCTTCCACAACAGATAAACGTTTGGATACGATTGAAGCGAGAATCGAAAAGTTAGATGAGAAATTCGACGAGCAAAAAGAACTCCTCCACAAAATTCATTCGATTATCAAACGAGGAGGAATCCAATCGTGATCCTGCAAGTTCTCAATTTCCTTTTCCCTCTTATTAAGAAATTTCTAAATTTCGATAAAATTCAAACCCAACAAAACTACTGGAATAATTCCCAAATCGCGGAAACCAATATGAGGAAGATTTCGAAAGAAGAAACACTCGATTCTATTTCAGAAATTGTGACACAAAAGAATCCGATTTTTTTTGCACCAGTGTCCAACCTTCACATTACCTCGAAATACGGATGGCGGTATTTAAACATTGATGGGAGGATGTCCAAGCAATTCCATCTTGGAATCGATCTTGGAGGATATAACGATGTATTCGCTCCAGAAGACCTCATAATCAAATCCGTTCTTGGAAGGGATCGAAAGTATCCTGTTAAGTTTCGTTGGGAAAAAAACACCTGGGTAAATTTAGTAAAATCAGGTGAGGTTCCAGAAGATCGCGCTTGGACTCCGTTCGTTCTTGCGATCGGTGTTCATTCAAAAAACCTTTATAAGTTCAAGCACACGGATCCCAAAATTAAAAAAGGCGATAAAGTTAGTGTAGGTGATTTAATCGGAAAATCCGGGAACTATGGATTCAGTTTAGGCGCTCACCTGCATTTCGAAGTTTGGCCTTGGGATGAGAGAGCACAGGATTGGAAAAAAGCAACCGATCCGGAAAAATTCTTAAAAGATAAAGGACTGTTATAAGGAAGTTACACATGATAGAATCAATTATTGAACTTCTTCCAACTGTTCTTCTCAACGGGCTTTATATGAGTCTTGTCTTAACCGTTTCGCAAGTATTGTTTCGGAATCTTCCTCATCTTAGTATCTTCCTTAAAAACAAGAGAGTCGTCGTGTTCATCGTCGCTACGTTAATCGCCATTCCGTATAATATCTTCTATTGGTTTACGAGTCCGGAAGTTTTTACGTACTGCGTTTCATTCGATTCCGTCAAGGAAGAGATTTGTAAAGTTCTTCCAGGATGGACGCTTGCGGCCTATCAAGCAATCCGGCTTTTCGTTTGTTATCTTGCGACGATTCTACTCTACAATAAAATCGTAAAAGGAATTTTCGAAAGATCCGGGCTTGGACATACAAAGCCTGGGAGTGATAGAGAAGAAAAAACGGAGGAATTCCAATGAGCCGGATCCACCTTTTCGTTTTGATTCTTTTCTATCTTATTCCATTGAATTCTTGTATCACAGTCGTAGCTCAAACACCGGATTCAGTTGGAATGCCTACTGTCTTACGTGCGGAAGCAAAGGACCAAGAAAAAAAGGGGGAAAGGAAAGTTGCCATCCTCTTAAAAGCCGCCGCCGATTCCATCGAAGCGGGGGACAAGAACGCTCGTGCCGCCATCAAAGGAGAAAAGAAGATTCAGAAAGAAAACGCGTCTCTTCAACGTGAAGCCGGGTGGGGTGACGGACTTCAAAGTCTCGGTTGGTTTGTTATTATCGTTGTTGCTGGAATTGTGTTGGCTCTCGTACTGATTCTTATTCTGAAAGACAAGATCCGGATTCCCTTCATTTCAAAATTCTTACCGATCGGAACTGGTGGAAACGCTTCGACTTCTTAG